TCGGTTTTTATGTGAAATTACGGAAAAAAGAAAATAAGCTACTAGTGCTACTTGTTAATCAAGTAGAAAGTGAAACTCGTTTCCAGTTGGCTTTGTGGGCCACAAGGTTTGCTTGTCCTTCTCAGTTCGAACTGAGTAATCAAAGTTGTTGTTCAGCGTATCCTCAAATGAGGGAAAGCGAACAGCTCTTTGAACAAGAATCTCCTCGAGCGCACCTTTATGAACATTGATATGTTGTTTCATAAAGTTGTCGGATTCGGGTTGGACTCCTAAATCATTAACAATAAAATCAAATACATTCCTACAGGTATTGTAGACTTGTCGTGATGATCCCATTGCTGATACTGCTACTCCAAGGGCTGCTGAAGCTGTTGCTCCAAGCGTCCTAACTCTCTCAGGATAGAGGAGTTTCGCCAAAAGTTCGGCGGGGTCGCGGTAAGATACTCCACTTATATTGCGGTAACTGAGTACTTCTACATCGTTGAGTGATGATCCCCATGACGTCTTGTCTGGTGATAGTACTGCGTTAAAGCGGCGGAGGGCTTCATCGGCTAAGCGAATAAGGAATGTTCTTCCATACTGTTCAAAGACGTGCTCTGCAAAAGTGCAAAGACTGTCGTCTCCTTGAACATGAAGGGTAAAGTCATCGGCCATGATATTGATGCCGAGTGACGAAAGACACGTAAGTAGGTAGATTGCGTTAACGAAAGAATCGATCAGCTGTGTTTGTTGAAAACCTGATGCGATACCGTTGAATCTCCACTTATATAAAGTTGAAGAGGGTCCAAGAATAGGGGTGTGTTTGACGGAATACGTCATCCAGTCCCAAAGGTTTTGGATCTTCCATTCTTCAGTTTTCGAGTCGGAGTAATCGTGGTCTGCTGACATTGATGGCTCGTAGCCTTGATCAAAATCATACCATGATCTCCACATGTAATGAACATCGTCCATTACCTCGTGTAGGGCTCGGTGGTCGAAGCCTGACCAGTCTGCGGAAAGAACAGAATTTTTCTGTTTTCCACTTAGTCTGTGCCAAAGTTTCATCCATCCTCCCTTAAAGGTTTCAAAACCCCAGAGCATTGGTGACTGTACCTTGTTATTTAGATATTCCTTTTGTAGGTTCCAAATGAACATATTCTCTGCCATAAGCAAGAGTTTTGGTACGCCAAAAACGGCTCGGATTTTGTCATCCTTTTCTGCTGCGACTAAATGTGCTCGTGCGTGTAGAGTGGTGTGCTGATAAGGGATTGGTAGTCCCGTCTCTTTATCCCAAAATGGGTAAAGTCCAAACTTAATAGAATGGATATGAGAACGATTATCATGGAAAATCTCATCGTAAAGATTTTGAAATGTAGGTCGATTGTCGTTGATCTTCTTTTCAGATTGTTTCTTTCTGAGATAGTCTCTCCAGTGTTGTCGAGTGGTATAGGGTGCTTCTGCGCTGACGTTTAACGTCCACGGATAGTACCTTAAGTCGGGGAAAGCGATCGGTTTCAAGCGTCTTGAGGGACGAAATAATTTTTCGCAAACTTGTAAAGCTCGTCGATAATGAATGTCTCTCACTACTGTGTGTTGAGGCTGATCCGTTTTCTGAAAGTCCTTTTCGGCGGCGATATCCTCTCCGGATGAACGTCGGTATCCCTTGATTGCTCGCTGTGCGAGTTCGGGGGTACACTCTGTGTGGATGGCCTTCTTAACCAGTTTGGCTGTGAAGTCGATTAGATGCTTATGTTTCGGGAACTGCTGAAATTGGATTGCGGTAGTTCTTTGTGAAACGTGTCCGACTACCTGTAAGTTGGTAAGTCTTAGCATTGTGATAGTGTGTGTGTGTGTCGTGTGTGTTTGTGATTGAATGTTTAGCGGTTTAGTTTTGTCTCTGTTGCGGCTCAGATCTAGATAAGATTATTGGAAGTCTCCGA